CAATGTAGCTGGACTAGCAACATCGTCCATATAACGCTTCCACTTATTGATGGATTCAACATCCTTTTCAATAGCTTCAATTCTACCCAACTTTAAATTTATTTCGTTAAGGGTTTCTTGTATCTTTTCATCGTTATCATTTAACCTTTCAAGCTCCGCTAAAACTAACCTAGAATATTCATTCCAACCATTTTGAGGAATACCTTTACTATTTTTTTCCATATTAATTAAAAATTAATGATATCTGTTATATCAATATGAGTCCCAACCATTCTAATTGGTTTACCGTCTTTACTCCATTGAACAACTTTCCCTTTGCAAAGCACTTTAACTTCATGACCATCTTTATGTTTATATCTAGAAATAACTTTAAACGGATATTCTCCATTACTATTAAAGTGTTTTTCTACTTCAGAAAACATAATATCTAAATCTTCTTCATAAATTAGTTTCTGCCAAGAGGAAGGATGATTTTCCATCTCATCATCGGAATATCCAAGTTGAGATTTAAAGCCAATACTTAAGAACTCATAATCATCTTCAATCATCCAATCCCAATAACCATCAGTAGCGTTCTCAATAATTATCTCAAGTAGTTCCTTAGTCTCGAAGACTTCAATATCTCTAATATTAAGTTCGGAAACCAACTCCTTTAATTTACTAATGTTATCAGATTTTTTAAACATAGTATTATTTACTTTAAATCTTGTTTAAGTGTTAAAATTTTAGACATATCAGAAATGAAGTTATTTTTATCATAATTTCTACCCAATAAATTTTCTTTAGCAGCTAATAAACTTTCCTTAATTGAAAGTTCGTCACCCTTAAATTCATTTTTTAGTTTACCATTAATCAAAGTAATACACTCAGTTATATTATCGTTAAATAAAATTTCTTTATCTTCATCTTTATATTCTAATATTGATTTAACTATAACTTTAGATGACTCATCTAAATCTGAATATCTATCATTAAATTTATCAACTGCTACACTTATTAAAATATCATTTGATACACCGTTACCCTTAACATCCTCTTTAATTGTATTTGTCTTAGTATACTGTATTGTCTCATGTAGTGAGTCAACATACTTATCAACATCCTTTGAGAATATTAAATTAGATATGTTTTCGTGTAGTATTTTATTTTCGTAATCACACTCTAAATCCACACCTTCAAGTAATTTCAATAATTTAGTGTTAAGTTTAGTTAGTTTTTTATTGTCAAAGTTACTTGTTGACTCTAAAACTTTTTTTATTTTTTCGTTAGCTTTAAACTCATTACTTTCAACCATTAGTTCAATTGTATTATATACATCGAATTGGGTCTTTAGCATTTTATTTTCTTTTAACATTTTAATGTATTTCTTAAAGATACCCTTTTTAACATCATTTTTTTCAGAAATACCTTCCGTCAAAATAGTGTTAAAAGCGTTCTTAAGTTTACCAAAATTTTCCATAATTAACTTATTTATTTATAAATATATATTTTTATTATAAAAAGCTTACTCGTCAAGCATTTTATCTATATCACTTATCATACCGTTAATAGTTTCATTTATCTTTAAATTCTTATTTGTTGCCCTTACCCTTTCGTTAAGTATTACTTTTTCATCTGGACTTATAGAATTTATTAATTTACCGAAATAATTATCCTGGTATTTTTTTACCTTTTTTTTATGCTCTTTTCTATTTTCAGTTATTAAGTTCTCAACTTTTTTAATTGACTCCCCAAAACCTTCAGCTTCATCACCTCCAGCTTCATCACCACCAGTATCACCTTCATCACCTCCAAAACCAGCTTCATCACCTCCAGCTTCATCACCCCCAAAATCACCTTCATCATCGCCACCTTCACCAAAGTCTAGACCACCGCCTCCACCGAAGCCACCGCCTCCACCGAAGCCTCCACCAGCGTCACCACCACCTTCTCCTTCTTCACCTTCAGCATCACCACCACCTTCTTTAGCGACATCCATATCACCATAAATCTTATCAACCTCATCAAATGTACCCGTATGTTTAATAACATTAGCGGTATTCTCCATTTCAGTTGCAGCAGCCTTTTCCATTCTCTGTTCAAGTAAATCTTGTTTTATCTCATCGTCAGACCAACCGAATATCTCTCTTCTAGCCCTAGTCATTGACATAGGTGCAAATCCATTACCAGCATCCGAAACGGCATCTTTAAACAATGTAACTTCCGCTTGCATTTGTTCCGTTCTAAGTAATTTAGCTTGTGTTGATGGGTTATTAAGTGTTAGTGTAAAATTGTCTAATTCATCCTCCAAACCAAGTAGGAATAAATGAAGAATAGCAATCTTATTCATCTCCATAATCATAGACTGTTGAATTCTGTTTACAGTTCTTGTAAATCTAATATCTTGTAAAGCTAAATTCTTACCATCACCAAATGCATCTTCAAAACCTAAGAAAGACTTAGGAACCCTTAATGCAGTAAATAACTTTTTTTGTAAGTATTCTATATCCGCAATTTGGTCCAAATTAGATGCACCAGGTAGTGTATCAATAGGGTTAGGAGCGTCCTCACTTCTTACAGGTATAAAGAAATCTTGGTCATTAGCCATCTGATTATATTTTAAATCTATCTGACCAGTTTGTGGGTCAATAATAGGCATACGTTTAAATCTATTAGCTATATCGTCAACATATGCTGGCACATCCTCATCATCTATATTACCAACGTATATTTTATAGACTCTTCTTTCTGGTGCTCTAGTAACCCTATAAATAAGCATAGCATCTTCAGACAATAATAATTGTTTCCAAATTCTTCTAGCCTTTTCTAATACAGAAGTACCATATGGCAACTTCCTATCATCACCAAGTAATCTAAAGTGGGCCATTTGCCAAGAGTTAAACTCAATATCTCTACCTCTCCAAAAGAACTTAACTTTTGCATCCTTATCTTCTGACGTAGTTTGATTTAAGGAATTAAACATATCACCCTCTCTTCTTTCTATTTCAAAATTAGGCATTTGTCTAGCCCCCATAACCCCAGCCTTATCATCAATATTAAGGAAAACAAAGTTATCACCATACTTACATGTATTCCTAGTCCACATAGGTAGTGATGTGTGTATATCTAATCTATTAAAAAACAAATCCTCTAATACAGTCTTAACCCTATTGGAATCAGAATAAACATTTAACACTCTACCCTTTTCATTTACAGTGGTAGATTCTTCCATCATAATATCTAAAGCAGCAGAAATTTCTGGATAAAACTCCATACTTTCAAAATCAGTATATGAACCAATACGAGTTGTCTCATAATGAATTGATTTTTGAAACATTTCACCATCAACCTTCTTCCATTGACCTCCAAGATACTTGTTCTGTTGAGCTTGTTTTTTCGCAGTCTCATAGTCTTCTTTATTTTTTGTTTTAAATAACGCTTCATTACCAATAGAATATCTATTAGTTTGAGTTTTATCCACATTAATACCGTCTGGTGTGAATATATTATTTAACCTTTGAAATATTGTTAAATTATTTTTAGCCATTTTTAATTACTTTTTATTAATTATAATATATTAATTATAAAATTAAATCTTTATTGCCAATAATCACACTCAACATATGAATGTCTTTCCGATTGCCCTTTAATCACAACAACGGTATATGAATATCTAGTCTTATAGTCATTACCTTGGCTACCCAATGGTGAAATACAAAAATACTTAACACCTACTTCTTCCTTTACTTTTTTCTTGGATGACGTATCTGGTGACCACTTATATAATCTACCACCTTTTTGATTACCGTTTTTTCTTACAAATACTTTCTTACCTAATCCCATATCATTTTAATCCGCTTAATACCCACATATGGTCACCATTAGGGTCTTGCATATTTTTAGACACCTGTTGTTTATATTTAGGGTTTTGATTTGCTTTTTTACCCCTATTTTCTTTAGAGACAAATCCTTTATTATAATTATCATTATTTTGTGGTTTGTTATCAACACCACTAACTTTCCAACTACTAAGCATAGCTTTTGATTGTTTTTCTAATTTCTCCAACTTCTTAAATGAATGCTCAAGCACCCACAAAGGCATAGCAAACGCCATAAGTAAATCATCGTGATAACCCTCCATATGGTCTGGTCTACCATTTTTATAAATAAATGTTTTCATTTCAGATGTTGTTCTCCTAGACCTAATCTTAACTCCATTACTTCTAACCATAAACTCTAAGTGAGCAATCATTGGCAACCTAACACCGTTAGCATTAAATCCTGGTATTTTACTATCCTTAGTGTGGAAATCTAAATGATTCTTTTTACTATTAAGTATTTTACCTCTAGGTTCATCATAATGTAAGTGTTTATATCCTAATTCAATTAACTTTAATACTGTTGACACACCCATACCACCAGTTATATCAACCACAGTGTAAGCTTTATATAAATTACCATACTGATACACCAGTTCACCCAATAAATCTGGCTGAACCTTACCCTGGTACTCCATAACTTGTTCCATAGTGGTAAAATCAATAATTACTATCGTTGAACTATCATTACCGTCACCCCTAGATACATCAACACCCATAATATATTGATGCCCCTCAACTGGTTGTTCCCAAATCCAAAACTCTTGTTCAATCCCATCAGTAAATGCTGGTTCTTTTACATTATTATCCTCATGGAATACAATATCTTCATCTTTTATTACATTACCACCAGAACCTAAAAAAGAAACGTCAAGCTCCTGTGCAATTTTCCTAGAATTATTATTAAGAGTCATGCACATATTCTCATACCATTGAGATGTTGGTTTATACCCATCCTTAACCATTTGAGGGTATTTTTTAGAATCATATTCAACCTCTCTAATTTCCTCAACAACTTCACCACTATCATTTTTCTTAATCCAGAATAATCCAGTACCATCTTGTTTGCCATTATAGCGTGGGTCCTCGTACCAACGCATTTCAATTACATTATAATTATTTTTACCAATCTTAGATTGTTCATAAGTTTTATAATACAATGGGTCCATACCATTTGGCGTAGATATTAACATTACCCTACCACCAGTAGCACATGATGACATAGCAGCAGCATAAACAGCATCACCATTATCAATAAATGCAGCCTCATCAAATACAAGATATGTTGGCGTATACCCCCTAAGTGCATCCTCAGAAGTCGCAACTGCAATAATTTGTGTTCCGTTTGGTAATTCTATTTCTATTTTTGAGTTTGATATGAATATATCTCTCTTTTCGTTTTCTGGAGAACCATAGTATTCTGGTCCCCATATCCATCTAGGTAATTGTGTAAGATAATCTTTAATACCTCTAACAAATTTTTGAGCTAATTTTAATTTATTGGCTATGACAAGTATAGTCTCTGGATTATCTGGGTCACAAAACCCAGACTTAATAGCCATATAAGCTTGTGTAGTAGTTGAAATACCAGCCTGTCTAGGTTTCGTAACTAAATTATATGAATTAGCTTCATAAGCCCTTACAATTTGTTTCTGTCTAGGAAATAGTTTAAATGGGACAAAACCACCTTGAGTTAAATCCTTAGTTTCTAAATAGGATTCAATCGCATGTACTGGGTCTTGAACACATTTCATGTATTCATGTAATATTTCTTGTCCTGTTAACATATTCTTTTATTATATAAATATGTTGATATGGACAAATAACCTAAAAAATGAATTTAGCGTATATTTCTTGGTCTATTTGTCTTTCATTGTAATTTAGGAGTCTACACATATCTTCGAACCATTTATTTGTAGGTGTGTAACCCAATTTAAATAATTCATCTTGACCTTCAGTAATATTTTCTAATGTATCAATAACTTCATCATCAGAATTAAATAAATACCATGTAATATCTTTACCAAACCTCGTATCTTCCCACCAATTAATATCTGTAATGTGAAAGGTATTTCTCTTGATTAATGAATCCCTATAAGTCCTAAAGAATAAGTTATCAGCACCATTGGGTGTTGATACCATTATTATTTGACCATCAACCTCCAATGAAGTTATTACTACATCATATAATTCATTACCTTTATTAATAAATGCCGCTTCATCAAATAAAACACATGTTGGTTTAAACCCTCTAAGCGCATCCTTATTAGTTGCTACTAAGTATTTTGAACCAGAAGGTAATTCAAAACTTAATTTACCACCTATAAAGATACTCTTTTCTTCATTTTCTTTAGAACCATAATAATCTGGTCCCCATGTTTCTCTAGGTAATGATGATAAGAATTCTTTTATTTTTTTTAGTTGATGTTGTGCTTGGGATAAGTTAGTACTTATAATAACTATTGTTTCTGGTTTATCTGGGTGATTAAAAGAGCCCTTATTAGCCAAATAACCTTGTGTAATACTTGACACCCCACCTTGCCTATAT